AACAGCGAAAAGGCAAAGGCTGGAGAGCAGCCAAATACCAATCCAAGCGCAAACGACACTAATCAAGCTGCTACCTATAATAAAGCAGTACAATAATATCATTTAGATATTAAATTTTTATGAGCAAAAAAATGCGCCCTAGTAAAAAGGGTTCTGACAGACCTCAATCTGGAAGAATTCGTAACATAACAACAAACAATGAAGCAGGAAAACAAGATGATAATTCTCCTTATGTTTTTCAAAGAGATAAAATAAATTTTGATTTATCAATTAAAAATTTACCTTGGACAACAAAACAAAAAGAAATTATTGCAAGATTTTTAGATAAGGAAACAAAGGTTCTTTTACTTAAAGGACCCGCTGGTACTTCCAAAACAACGCTTGCCATGTATTGTGGATTAACTCTCCTTCAAAATAGAAGAGTTTCTGATATGGTTCTTGTTCGTTCAGCGGTTGAGTCTTCGGATTCAAAACTTGGATTCTTGCCAGGCACGTTAGATGAAAAAATTGCCGTTTATCTTACACCTTTCCATGATAAATTTGAGGAATTACTCTGCAAAGCTCAATTAGACAAGCTTCAGAAAGACAATAGATTAACAATTTGTCCAATTAATTTTGCACGAGGACTTCATTTCTCTGCAAAATTTATTTGTGCTGATGAAGTTCAAAACTTTTCAAAAAAAGAAATTCATACATTAATGAGTCGTATTGGAGAGTTTTCAAAAGTATTTCTTTGTGGAGATCCAGAACAATCGGATCTTCCTTATGGTAAGTCTGGTTTTGACAAAGTTTATAATTTATTTGATAACGAAGAAGCAAGAGAACAAGGTATTTTCTGCATGGAATTAGGGGAAGAAGACATTGTTCGTTCTGTTCTTTGTAGATTTATCACTCATAAGTTCAAAGAATTATATTTGGCAGATCAACCAAAAGATTTTAATAAAGACAATTGGAAACCATCTGAGGGTAAGTAAGTATAATACGATGAATAATAATCCTCAATATCAAATACTAGAGAATCGCCCTATTGCTTGCACCTTCTGTGGAGCAAGTGTTCAGGGTAAAGTATCACCAAAGCAAGACCCAAAAACAAAAGCCATTGTTCAAGAATGTCGTTGGACTTGCTCAAGATGCAATAATTTAGTTAGAATTGGTAACTTAAAATAAATAATGGAATTGGAGAAGGTCATAACAGAAGTCTATGATACTGCCAACAAAAGTTATGGTGGATACAGTGCACCAGCCAGAAAAGACTTTGTTCCACAGTCATCAAAAAATACTGCAAACTTCCCTTACCAGAAACAGGATGATTTAACCAATCCTCCACCCGAATCAATTGCCAGCATACCTTGGCCCCTTCAAACAGTGGTTGATGATTTAGCTGATAGTTTTGTTTTTCTTTCCACTGCAATGGATAAGATGGCATCTTGTGTTAAACACAATCCCTCAATAAGAGGTGATCAAAAAGATGAATTAATAAAGCTTTATAAGCTTTCTAAGAAAGCTCTCTTAGCAATTAGAAAGGTTGGTTCACATTTAACAGGTGTTGTAAATATTGCTGGCGACCAACCATCTCAGAATCCTGTTCAAGGACCTGAATATAAAGAGCCTGAGTCAGATCCAATAAAGAATACTATTAAAATAAGAATAAGATAATTATTGACATTTAATAAAAAATATACTAATATTAGTATATGTCAAAATATAGTATTCCTTGGAATTTTTTAAAATCAACAATTACAGTTATTGTAATATCAACTATTGCCTCGCTTGGTATAAAATCTATTGGTGGAAATTTCTGGGCAAGTTTTAGTTTGTTTTTTGTGATACAATATGTTTTGTTTTCTTTTATTGCATCGATAATTAAAAATCATCAGATTCAAAAAACTATTCAAAAAGAACTTGAAGTTCTTGAACCACTTTCTACAATATTAGAATGTGCATATTGTAATACATCAAATGTTATGACATTTGTACCAGACCAGAATGAAAGAGCAGAGTTTTCTTGTTCATCGTGTAACGAAAAGAATTCCGTTACTATTCAGTTTGTTGTTGCAAGAGTAACCAAACCCGTAAACACTGGAACTACAATTGGAACAGCATCTATTCAAACAACGACCAATGAAAAGGAATAACAAAACTTGGAGAGTAATTACCGAAGAGTCTGCTAAATGGGCAAGATGGATAGCCTTTTATGAAGCTATAAACATGATTATAGATAGTGCAGAAGATAAAAATATACCTCTTGATAAAGTTGTCTTTAAACCTCTCAAGATTAGAGAATATATCGAATCTACCGAAGATTTAATTTTAAGAAAGCTTCTCAGACAGGAGCACAATATCGATGTTGCTTACCATGAAGAGAAAGTTAAAAAAAACGATTTTCAATTTGTTTAATATTCACCGTAAACACTTGTATTGCTACAAGGATTTTCTTCAACATAATTAAAGTTAGAATCCGCCAATGCCTCTAGTGCATCATTATCATTGTTTGGTTTATTACCAATACCAGAACCAGGCGATCCATCTTCGAAGCTGTAGTCGTATCTTTTTGCTTTAAAAAACCAAACATAATGCCCACCTAATGCATTTGTAACAAACTCATCTATGACCTCCGTAAGCTCATAGACAGTAGCTCCACGTTTGGGCCAGTTGATTCTATCACTACCAAATTCTGATAACTGCAAAAGATCACTTGGTTTTGGTTCACTACCAGCACCAAAAACTTCATTAAAATCAGCAGGGTGTAAAACACCATTTAAATCACTGTCAGCAATAATACCAAATTTTGATAAAAGATATGAATCGTTACTGAGGTTTAATAAAACAACCAAAGGTTGACCTTCTAAAAATCCTGCCTGTGGATCTTCACCATAAAGAACATTCATACCAGATAAAGTAGATTTGTTCGTGAAGAAATTTATTTGTTGACCGTAAATATTAATTTGTTCTCTCCACCAATTACTAAAGAGATTTCTCTCATTCTGGTTTATTTCTTTATTTAAATAACGAAGCTTTTCCATTTTACTTTAAAATAAATTGAAGTTTATTAGTTGCACGATTTACACTCTTATATAATCTAAGTTGTTGATTGGTTTTTTCGTTTTTTATTTTATTGTTTATAACCTTACCTTCTGCTGACATACTTTTTAAAGTTTGATCTGGTGTTTCAAAGCCTAAATCACTTAGCATTTTTAATGCTTCATCATAACCAATAATTTGTGGTACGCCTTTTTTTGCATTTTTAATTTTAGGATTGTCAAAGTATGAATCCGTTCTGTATTTAGCAACTCTTGGTTTAACGGTTTTAAGATGTGCGCTTGGGTCTTTACTTGTTAAATTGCCATCAGGTAAATCTCCTAGATTATCTGTATGATGTTGAGCATTAGCCAAAGGTCCCATCTTTTGTTCTAATACAAATTGTTTAAAGTTCATTACTATTACTTACCAACAAAAAAGCCCTCCGAAGAGGGCTTTTTATGATTTTGTTGTTTTATTTTTTACTCTTGGTCGAAATGTGATCTACCTGTCTTTACTCCGCCAACGTTATTGTTTTTTCCTTGGAGTGAACTGATTCCACCTTCGTTTTTGAAATCTTCTGGCTTACCATTGACTTTCTTACCCTTTACAATTTGAGCACTTTTCTTTTTAACAGGAACTGCACCCTTAACCGTGAATGATGTTTTCTTTGTGTGTCCAGCTTCCAACTTCTCCTGATCAACGAGTGCGTGTCCAAGAACTTCTGCGTCAACTGCCTCACCAAAAGGATTCTCTTCGTCTTCCTCATCCTCGTAGTCTTCATCTTCGTCTTCAAACTCATGACCGTCTTCTCCAACCTCGCTCTCTTCTTCACCTTCTTCCTCACCCTCTTCACTAACACCGAGTTTCTCTCCGATCTTAGCTACTAACTCTTTAAGCTGTGCGAAAAGATCTTCTGCCGACTCTTCTTCCTCTCCGAAACCTTCATCTTCACCCTCTTCATCTTCGTCGCTTTCAAATTCGTTTTCTTCATCTTCATCTCCAGAAGCATGACCGATCCCCTCAGGTCCACCAAAGTTACTATCAGGCTTTAATGTGTTGTCTCCTGTCTCGAAATCAAATGAATCTTCTGAAATGATTTTGTTAAATAATACATCAAAAGGATTCTTTGCTTCACCCTTTAATGTTAACTTTTCACCCTTCTTTAATTCTTTTGGCTCACACTCTGAACCATCAGTTGTTAATTCACAAGGTGCTTCTTCTGGGGATTCAATGTCTTTTTCAACACGTTCTGTTCCAGACTTTGCGTAAAACTTTGAGGTATTTACTTTATTTTTAGGATCACCAAAAGGTTCTCCCACTTTTAAGGATTGTCCTTCGACTTTTCCGTTAGATGCGTTTTCATTGATTACCTTGAGGTAAGCTGATGTGATAGGATCTTGTTTCATATATTGTTTTGAATATTTACTCTTCACTTATCCCATTTTCAACAATTTTTTTTAAAAAATAAAAAATCGTGTTTATACATTGTCTAAAAGATGCTTTGCTTCTTTTTCAAGATCAATAATATTTATAAATTCATAATCCTCTTTACCAGCAACCCAAACAATATTACATTCACCAACTTCAAATGGTGAGTTTCTTTCAATGATTAATTTGTATAATAAAAGTTGAATACTGTACTTTGAAAGTTCACAATTTGGGATATGATCAAACGGTTTCAATAACATTTCATCTTTATAACCTTTGGTTTTTATTTCTTTATTTGTCTTATAATCAAATAATACAAGCTTACCTGTTTTCTTATTAAACGAAAGATTATCAATCGTTCCACAAACTTTCTTTTCTTTATCACCTATCACAAATTCAGATTTTAAAAGAATATGATCTTGTTTCCACCATTCGTAAAAGTTTCTAAAGTTTTTAATTAACAATGCCATTTCGGTATAATAGTTTTCTAAATTATTATTTCCTCCACTTTTATTTATGAGTTCAATCGCTGCTTGTTTATCAATTGGTATAGTTCTTCTCTCATAAAAATTCTCAACCATTAAATGAAATTCGCTACCTTTATGACATGAATAATCACCATTATATTTCCATTCATCCAATATAGCTTCAACGGGTTTGCCATCTCGTCTGGCAATATGAGAAGCAATTTTTTCTTTTTCAAAAGGCTTTTCATATTTTTTAATAAGCTGTGAAACAGACTTCTTTGCTCGTACTCCGTCTATTTCATAATAATGACCTTTTTCAAAAAACTTAATATCTGAAAATGCATCTAACAGTGTTATTAAACTATTAAAATTAGGTTTTTCCAAATCCAATGATTCTTTCTTTGTCATCTTTTATTTTTTCCTCGTTTAAATCTACATCCTTTTCCAAATTATAAATGTCTGCAACAGACATTGCTTTTGTAATTTTATCAATGGTTTTTTTACTATACTTCAAAGTTTTTGCTAATTTCTTTGCATCAGTTATAGGTAGCGCACCAAATTCATAATCAACTTGTAATCTACCCTTTCTTCTGAGAGCAGAATCAATTTCGTTCTTTGGACAGTTATAAGTCAATATAACGGAAGTCTTTAGAATATCACTCATAATTCCATCAGACAAATTAAGAAGCGAAGAAACAGCAGATGAATCCATACCATCACCATGTCTTTTCATAATTGCTTTTTCTGCGTCTTCCAAAATAATAATTGAATTTGGTTTTTGAATAAGCATACTTAAACAATTCGGATCAGATGTAAAAGTCTCAACCATTGTTGTTGGGATATAGATAAAATCTCTATTAACTTGCCCAGCAAGATATTTAATATATGTAGTTTTTCCAGTTCCTGGCAAACCATGAAACATAAATAATCCACTTTTATTATTAGTTAGTCTATCCTTAATGGTTTTATCAATATCTAAAAATTTAGATCCATAATTTAATTCTAAATCAATATTTTCTGGTACACTAACTGAAATTGGTTCAAATGCAAAATCACCATACTGATTTTTAATAAAAAGATGAACCTTTGATCCTTCTTCTTTAACTATAAAATTTTCAAAGTCTTCAAAATGATAATCTTGCACCTGTGCAGGTGCTGCAATCATTAAATCAAACTTTTTTAATAAGATTTTTTTATCATTTCTAGCTTTTTCATCTTCATCAAACTTAAATGGCAATCCACCAACATCCATTGTTACATTATCGTCATCTTGACCACTTGCAGATAGTTTAATATAAATATCTTTATATTTAAACCAAAAAGTACCACCTCTAAAATGTTTGTAATTTTCTTTCATCTGAGTTAATTTCCCAGTTGAACTGAATTTAATTAATTTTGAATTATTTAAAAGATATTCAAAAATGTCTTCATTAAATTTTTCATCAATGAAAAAAAATGATACAGATGAGTTATAAGTCAATGAAATATAACGAGTTATATTAAATTCACTTCCTGATGAATGAGCATAAAGATCGTTATTTTTATCTGTATGTTTAAAAATCTTTGATTCTTTTAACTTGAACATCTATTAAATTTAACAGATATGTAACATAAAGCAACAATAAAATTTATAGTTGACTTTTTTAAATAAAAAATTTATAATTTAAATATGAAACTATTAATTTTATTACTTTTTACTATAATTTATGTTGTTGGGTCTCCGTTTCTAGTAATATGGAGCCTTAATAACCTTTTTAAGCTCAGTATAGAATTTTCTTATATAAACTGGCTTTCGGGTTTTGCACTACTTAGTGTATTAGATATGCTTTTAAATGGTTCCAAAAGAATATCAAAAAATTGATAAATATATGGTATGGAAAAGCTAGGTAAAATCAAAACTAATAAACTTTATACAAGATGTCTTAATCTAGCCAGAAGAAAACCACCTGAATTTTTTAATTTCAGAAAAATGAGGGGAACTCATGGTATTTGTAATTGGACGGATTTGGAATTCAATCCTTCGGGGGAATTACTATCAACTGCATACCACGAATGTATTCATTATCTTGAACCAGATTGGAGTGAAACTCAAGTAATATATGCAGAATCCAGAGTTAGAAACATTGTCACATACTTGGAACATGCAAGATTTTTAAAATACATATCTATGAAACTTTACAAATCCGAACTCCAAAAGCATATTCTAAGCAAAACAAAAAAGAAAAAGAAAAAGCTCGCAACAATTAAAAAAAACTAATACACTTACTAAGTAAACTTTATGATATTCGAAGAACAAATAAGCCGCAAACCTAACAACTATCCTTGGACAGAAGAATTTATCGAAGCAATGCACAATGGCTTCTGGACAGATAAAGAATTTAATTTTAAATCAGATGTTCAGCAGTTCAAAGTAAATTTGAATGATCAAGAAAGAGAAATTATCATTCGTACTCTTTCTGCAATTGGACAAATTGAAATCGCAGTTAAAACATTTTGGGCAAAGCTCGGTGAGAATCTTCCGCATCCATCACTTTCTGATCTTGGTTATGTGATGGCAAACGTAGAAGTTATTCACAATAATGCATACGAAAGATTAATTTCTGCCCTTGGGTTGGAAGATATTTTTGAAAAGAACCTAAAGCTAGATTGGATCGAAGGGAGAGTGAAATATCTTAGAAAATATACTCACAGATTTTATAAAGATTCCAAGAAGCAATATCTATATGCCCTCATTTTATTCACATTATTTGTTGAGAATGTTAGTTTGTTTTCTCAATTCTATGTTATTAATTGGTTTGCTCGTTTTAAGAACGTTCTTAAAGACACAGATCAACAAGTAAAATATACTCGTAACGAAGAACAGATTCATGGTCTTGTTGGCACTAGAATCATTAATACAATTAGAGAAGAGTATCCAGAACTTTTTGATGCAGAACTTGAAGAGAAGATTGCACATGAAGCAAAAATGGCTTTTGAATCTGAATCAGAAATTGTAGATTGGATGGTTAATGGAATTAAGGAAGAAAACTTAACTGCTCCAATTCTTAAAGAATTTATCAAGAATCGTATTAATGATTCTCTCATTCAAATTAAATTCAAGCCTGTATTTGATGTTGATAAGGAAATTCTTAAGAAGACAATGTGGTTTCAAGAAGAACTTCTTGGAAATACGATGACTGACTTTTTTTTCCAAAAGCCAACCGAATACGCAAAAAAAGATCAGTGTTTTGATGAAT